TCCATTAGTGGGCACCATTCAGGAAAATTACCCTCTCTATTTTCTGCCAGTGGTTCATGGTCACCCCTCTCATCAGGTGCGTCAGGGTGGTGGCAATCATCCCCACAGCACCTGATGTATCTATAAAATGGGCAGCCATCACAGCTGGACAGCACCATCTCCAGCTTTCTCATTTCACCACCTTTGGCTTTCCACCACCCTTGAGAAACTCCTCAAAGGGGTCCACCTCATCACCAGCCCCTTTGGCCTCCAGTCTGGTCCTGGAGCTGGGGGTGAGGCCAAACTCCACAGAGATCTTGAGCATTCTGGCAGCAGCATCCTTTTTGATCTGCACCTCAGGCCTGGGCCTGATCATCACATCCCCAGAGGCTGTTTTGGTCTCATAGGTCAGGTTCTTGTCCTGCAGCACTGCCTTGGCTTGCCTCCACTCACCATAGGCCTCACATAGGGCTGTGAGCATGAGCCTGTCAGCATCAGTCAGCACCCTCATCTGGGTGTGCAGGATCTCCACCAGCTGCTTGAACAGATATTTGGCCTTGCCATCCAGATAGTAGGGGGGGCTCTGGGCTCTATGGGTGGGCTGGGGCTCTTTTTTGTTTTGCTTGTGGTGGGGCTTTGGCCCCAGCTTCTTGACTGCTGATGGCTTTGGTTTTGTACCTGGTATGGTCATAGTCACCTACTTTCCGGGCATTCTCACTCCCATGTGGAGGATCAGGGCATACATCATCCTGACCTGCTTTTCCTGGGCCTCAAGTATCTTTGCCAGGATGCCTCTGGTCTGCCTCTGCTCCTTGGTTATATCATCCCTGTTGGAGCTGATGATCCCATCAGCAAAAATGGCCTGCTGGGCTGGGGGTTTTGTGGGGGCCTGCCCTTCCCTTTTCCTGGTTACAGGCCCCCTGACCTGGTATTGTTTGTAGTCTACCAGCCAGGCCTGGGTCTGGTTCTTGTGGACAAAAAAAGCACTGGCATGTTTCCCGCCAGGCCTCATCACCTTAATGGCCATGATCCTGCCCTGCTGGGCAGCTTTATTGGCCCCAGAGGCATACTTGCCCAGGGTGCTTGCAGCCCTAACCCATGGCTTAGGTATGCCATGGGCCTCACTCCAGATCTCAAGGGTGTACTTGCCAGCTGGCCACCTTTTGTCATACTCAGGATGCACTTTGATCCCCACTTTTCGCCTCCTTTTGCATAGTCCTCATCTGTCAATCATCCCATTAAATGCCGTTTATCCTTAGGCTGTTTCGCCAGGGGCAGGACCACTGCCAGTTTTGTCCCTGACTTTGCCCTTTTGGAACATGGGGCCGTCCGGGAAAGACTGATGCCGCGATGTAGGGGCCTGGGTCTCCCGTGATCTTGACCACCCTCCCCTCCGTTTGTGCAGGGCCTTGCTCCTTTTGGACCATGGCTCCAGGATGCTCCTCACTTCGCGCAGGTCAGCCGTAAGGTCTCTCAGGGTATCCCCCATGCCCCTCAGGGCCAGAGACCTCACCTGGGCCAATATGGCCCTCTTGAGGCCCACATACTCATCCACTTGGTCCTTGCTCATAGACCCCCCTTTGAGTGCTTTCTCTCATGACAAAGTTTGCAGAGTGTCTGTAGATTGCTCCAGACGTACTTGGCTCCACCGTCCTTGATGGGGATGATATGGTCCACCAGGGCACCTGGGGTGGTCCTACCCCTGGCCTGGCAGGCCTGGCAGAGCAGGTGCCTGGCCCTATAGGCTCTGGCTGTTTTTCTCCAGAGGTTGCCCTGGTAGAATGGGTCAGGGTTTGCCCTGTCCCTCTGGACTGCCAGCCTGATGGGTTCACAGGCTGGGCAGTATCCAGTGGGGCCTGCAAAATTAGGGCAACCCCTGTTTCTACAGGCTGTCTTGATCAGGGGGGCCACCCCTATTCCCCAGTCATGCTGGAGATGGCCCTCAGTGCGAGATCCACCCTGCAGCCGCCTTGCGCCAGGACATAGCCCCTTTTCTTGCCAGGCAGTGGGTTCACAAAGGCAGGGACATAGTGCTTGCAATCGTCCCTGCAGTTGCCATGCACCCATGGGCAGTGCCAGGTGGGTGCCACCAGTAATGTGTTGCCCAGTGCATCATAAGCCTCTTGCTTGGTTTTGAAGATGATCTCTCCCATTGTCGGTCCTCCCCGGTTGTGGTGTGTGTCACAGGTCCAGCCTCTCCAGCTGGGCCTCCCTCTCCTCTGCCTCCTGGAGCCGGTCGATGTCAGGCTCATGGGCAATGATATTAAGCCTGGTCAGCACCAGCTCCACCCTTGCAGTCACCATCTCATGGACACTGATGCCTTTGATCTCCACTGACCTGCAGGACTTGATGGCCAGGCCTGTTCTCACATCATACAGCTGAGTGTCCCTACCCACCCCTGTCTCATTTACGATGTGAATCAAGCTGGCCCCCTTTCTATCTGCCCATTGATATACCTGCTCAACTCCCTGATGGCTGCATCAGATCCTCTGCATATCACTGCCCTGTAGCCCACACAGTCCAGCCTCTGCAGCCAGGCCCTTTGCTCATGGGTGACTTTGCCCTTGGCTGTTTTCATCTCAATGAACAGGCCATGGTATCCACCCCTGGCCACTGGCAGGCACAGGTCAGGCACTCCAGCCTTGAGGCCCTCATCCAGCATCTGGCCTCTTGCTTTCCTGCCCCGCTTGCCTGCATTAGGTATGGCAAAGAGCAGATACAGCTCAGGCACCCTTGTGGCATAGATATTGGCCCATCTGACCACTGCAACCTGGTGGTAATGTTCTGTTGTCATTGTTTCCCCCCAGAGCTGAGTCTTTTCCATTCCTTTTCAAACTCAGTTGCTTTTCTATTGTCGGCTGACTTATCAAGGTGATGGCTTGGTTTCCCCCTCCCCATCAAAGATGAAGTCCCTCACTATGATGGCATCCTCAGTCAAAACGATCTCACCGTATTTTCTGATGATCACAATATATCCCTCCCCACATTTTTTGCCAGCTCTTTGAGCTTTTCTGGCCAGACAGTCTTTTTAAAGTTTTGTGCCTGTTTTTTTAATTCATCCCCCTTAAATCTACCGTCTGTTGATTTAACCACCTTTGTGGCCCATGCCCATGGTATGTCAATATCACCCCAGTTGTCTAAAGTGGACTGGAGTGCATAGATTTGAGCTGCAGGGTGTTTGCCCTTATTGGTCATGTCTTGAATCCAGGCAAAGGATCGAAACTGCCTACCTGAGGTATGGGGTCTTGACTGAGCCTCATTGGCCAGATCCACCAGCTCATCCACATGGCTGGCCATGTCAGCTCTCAAGTCAAATCTCACTTGAGAAGCAGACCCCTGAGCTGGCCCCTGGCCAGTCTCTGGGGTTAATGATTTATCATTAACATGTACTGCAGAAGCAGAAGCAAAAGCAGGGGGGGTGTTTTTTGGGTGTGACAAAGCTGTGACATTGGGCGTGACATCTGGTGTGACAGGTTTTTTATCAGGGGGTGTGACAGAGGTGTGACAAACGGGTGCCACCCGCTTGCTCATCCTGGACCTCCTTTGCCTTTCTCTCTGTGATAAACGTCGTTTAGCCCCTCTAAACATCCTCCTATTGACCACCGTGACAGGGGTGTGACAGAGCTGTGACCAGACCTCCTGGCAGAGGTGTGACCAGTCTGTGGATTTTCTGTGGGTTTTTCTGTAGGAATTCTCGAAAAAATCAGCAAATTTTTCATCAATTTTACAAAACCCCGTTGCCAGGGCATCTCTGAAAAAAAGCACCATCTCATCTGGAGGAGCCCCACTCAGTGAGGCCAAACCCTCTGGTGTGTCATCCAGCCTGCCCTGGTCATCGGCCTCCCACATAAAGCAGAGCAGGTCCATCCAGATGCCCCTGGTGGACCTGTGGCACCTCCTCAGCTCAGTGTCTCCCAGGTAGTCTTTGACATAGAAAGGGAATGATGGGGGCCTCATGTTTTTGCCTTTTTTTGCATCCATTTTCTCACCATGTCCATTCGCTACAAGTAAATGATCCCACCTTGATTGTCATGGGAAAGTATCTCTCTTTTTTCCTGCAATACATCCAGCTGTCCCTGGGGCCTGGTTCTATGGATACGTCCTGGGGGTTGTCACAAAAAAAGCGGCATTTTTGGTGGATGTCATGGAAACAGGTTCTGTCACTCTTTTGTGGTGGTGGCCTCATTATTTTTGGCATGTTATTGGCCCTCAATTCATTCTATCAAGATGGGCTTCTTGGTGCTGGTGGTTCATTTAGCTTCTCTGGGTTTCTTGGCAGCTATGGTTCATTTGTCCTCTGTGGGTTTCTTATAGGTAATGGTTCATTTACTGGCAGTGGGTTGCTTGCCTTGCATGATTCATTCATTTTCCATGGGCTTCTTATATTTTATGGTTCATTCAGCTAATTTGGGTTTCTTGATCCATATGGCTCATTTGCACTGGTTGGGTTTCTTCATTCAGGTGATTCATTAAATTTCCATGGGCTTCTTATCTCTCATGGCTCATTTTCTCAGCTTGGTTTTCTTTGTCAGCCTGGTTCATTTTACAACCATGGGTTTCTTAATGGTTTTGATCAGTAGATCCACCCCCTGTCCTCTGGTGAGATGATGGTGCTATGCCCCAGCCTGTCCAATGGGTATGGGGTCACCAGGGGCAGGCCCTCAATATCCCTCTGCACCAGCCACAGGTGGCACAGAAACAGTTTCATGACCTTTCTGAGGGCATCCCCATGCCTATGGCCAGCAGAGACCTCTGACCATCTTCTCTCATGGGCTCCTGTTTTGCCCGTGATGTTGGTCATGGTCATTTTATTGCTGTTTGCCCTCCTGAGCTTTTGCCTGTCATAGTCTACCCTGTAGGGGCCTCCCAGCTTGATTTGTGAATTGGCAAAATTCCACAAAATGCACCTCAGGCTCTTATTGCCCCCACCAGCCTCATTTTTTCTGTATCTGTCTTTTGCAGCACAGTGCAGGCCTGCATATTTGACATATGAGGATGGGTACTTTGCCTTGTAGGGGTCCAGGTAGACCAGGCAGGCTGCAGCAGTGATCTCCCCTGTGGCTGGCACACTTATGATGGCCTTGGCATGGGGGTTGTCCATTGCCTTGACCAAACCCCTCAGCTCCTTGTCTTTCCTGGCCTTGATAGCTGCCAGGGCCGTTGATCCTGCTGCCAGGGCCTCCACTTCCTCTGGGGTGATCACATCAGTGCCCCTTTTGAAAGCCAGGAGCTGGTTGTCCATTGCCACCTTTCTCTTGATGATCACCTGCCTGGAGTCAAACACAGCCTTGAGACCAGCCAGGGCAGGGTCTCTATCCACCCAGGCCCCATGCTCCTGCAGGTGTGGCACAGGGTTTGTCACAATGTAGTTGTCATCCGAATAGCCCCCACCATCACACCTGGGCCTTTTCCTGTGCGTGTCCACAAGTGATAGAGCTGCCCCCAGGGGCTCTCCACTCAGAGGGTCAACTCCATTTTGCCTCTCCACCATTTTCTCTTTCAGTGCCTCTTTAGCCATTCACCACCTCCTTTGATTTTTCACCATGAGGGCCAACATAAGCTGGCCCTCAGAATTAAAAATCAAGCTGTGATATGCTTGAGGTATTCATCAGCAATAGCATCCCAGCTGTCACTGCCATATGCTGCAGTGTCATCCTTCTCCTTGCCACAACAGTGGCAATATTGCTTGCCTTGCTTGATTCCAGGGCCAGCCCCCGTGAGTCTCTGACAGTCTCTACATACTATGTACTTTGTCATCTCTCTCTGCTCCCTCCTCATCGTATAGTTTGACCCTGCCTTTGCCCTCCCACTTATAGCTCCAGCTGGGTGTAAAAAAAGCAGCCCTCCACTCCTTGGTGGTCCAGTCCTCAACATAGCCCAGCTGGTCACAGTGGGCACACTGGACCATGATGGTGGGTGGGCACAGGGCAGCTGACAAAACCAGCCACAGGTGATCACACATCTCCTGAGCCCCCTGTTTTCTGGTGATCAGGGTCATCATCGGGCACCACCACAGGGGTCAGGCCCCTGTCCTCCAGGGCCTCCATGAAGTCACCGTCATTGCTCTGGGTCTCAGTGACAATCATCTCTATCCTGGAGGGCCGATAGGCCATGATCAGGCCTGGCTTTGTGGCATCCTCCTGCTCTGTTCTGTCATAGGTGCTGACAGCATCCAGGTGGGCCAGGTAAACCCATGTTTGACCCACCACAAAGTCCCTGGGGATGGTGTGGATTCTCCTGGAGATCCCCATCCTGATGGCCTCCTGGGTGAATTCTCCAGGGGTGTAATTGGCCTTGCCCACCCACAGCATCCCGGCCCTGGTCTGGTTTTCAGGCAGGTCAGAGGTGCATCCAAAGATCTGGGTGGGAAAACAGGTGGGGCAGACCATGGGGAGATCCCCACAGGCACACTCCATACAGAAGGGGTCAAGGGGGTGGTCACACTTGAACAGGCTGGTAGGATGAAACCACCTCCAGCCCCTGGAGAATTCAAACCCTGCCCCACAGCAGTGGCAGGTCTCCAGTGGATAGGGTAGACGATCACAGGGCAAACTGATGGCCTCTGGATCAATGCACAGGTAGATGTTGCCCACCTTCCTGTAGCCACAGCCTCTCTTTGCTTCTACAGCCATTGAGCCGCCTCCTTATTGGTTGTGGGGGCCACCTGCTCCCAGGGGGTGGCCCCTTCCCTGGTTTAAAATTCGTGATTGCCCCCCAGGCCCTTGTATTGATCTATCTGGGCTCTCATGTTGGCAATTATCTTGAGGGCCTCCTCAGTGGTCTCTGGCTCCCCATGGAGAAATTTCTCAGTCTCATAGAGCTGGGGGTCTTGCTGTTTCAGCTCATCCAGCTCCTTGAAAGCCCTGTCTTTGGCCTCTACGGCCCCAGGGCCGTCAAGGGTGGGCTCCCTGGGATCTGTGGCACCAGTGGTCTCCTGGGAGCCATCTGGGAAAGCAAACCCGGCCTGGGTTTGCTGGGGAGGAGGCTCAGGGCCTGGCTCCTGGTCAGGAGCAGGTGCCTGGTCATTATCCCAGAGCAGCCTGATGGGGCTGGGGCCAGGGATGGCATCGGGCTGGGGCCAGTCTCCCCTGGAGCCTTGGAGCCGCTTGAATTTTGACCAGACTGCTGCCTGGACTGTATTGGGGGCCAGGTACAGCTCCTGCAGATGGGCCTTGAGCCTGTCCAGGAAAGTGTCCAGGGCTCTGACATACTGGAAGTGCTTCAAGGCCCCCCTCTCATTCTGCACAGCCCACCAGTTGACCTCACCAGACTGCACAGGAGCCTTTTCCTGAGGCTTTGGAGCCTGAGGTGGCTCTGGGGCAGGGGCAGGGCCAGGAGGGGGCTCAGGAGGAGCCCCCGGGGGGCCTGGCTGGGCATCATAGATCTCAGTGCCAGGCTTGTCCTGGGGTGGATCAGGAGGGGCCTCTGTGGAGCCCCCTGCCTTGAGGGTGAGGATCTCATGCCAGCTGCTCTCCCCATCCTTGATGGACCTGTAGACCGTCCTGAGATCCACGATCTCACCAGGGGAGATATGATCAATGGCATGGCCCAGGTATCTCTCCAGCTCCTTAGGCCTCACACCCACCCCAGAGAATGCATCCAGCAGGGTCTTTCTCTCCTTGTCAGGGCTGGCTGCTGCCCTGTCCTCCAGGGTCTGCCTGGCCATCCTCATCCCCTCGTCAATGATGTCAGACGGGATCAGCCTCAGCCCTTCATTCCTGATAACCTTGGAGACCCAGGCACTCTCCTTGGTGTGCATCTCCTCATCAGTGGCCTTGAGGATATAGACCACCTTGCCCCTGGTGTTGGTCCTGGTGCCCAGGACATCATCAGCCCTGCCTGCCTTGCTGGATCTCTCAATGGTTTTCTTGATGGAGATGTCCCTGCAAAACTGGGCATTAGTCTCCAGGTCAACACAGCTGATTCTGAGCCGCCTGATCTTTTCATCCTCATAGACCACTGCTGTCTCAGCTCTCAGGTTGCCCCAGTTTTGCATGGCCAGCTCTGCAAACCTGATGGAGGGGCCTTTGATCGAACCACCCCCCACAGGCTTTGAGTATTCAGCTTTGCCTGCAAACTCAGGCCTCTTGCAGGCCCTCAAGATGCGGTCCCTGGCATCTGCCTCATTCCTGGGCCTTTGCAGGGCCATGATATATGCCGCCTGGACCATGGCCTTGACCTGCTCTGCTGCTGACACTGCTGCAGGGTCCACCAGGCCCATCCCTGTGGACTGCCTCACTGGTGCAAAGAATTCATTTTCCATTTGATGCCTCCTTTTTTAGTTGCCATCTAAAGAATTGGACTTCTCTCATTCGGTCTCTATGCTCATATGCCTCCATCGGGCTGGGTGGCACTGGCATCTCTCCATAGATCTCCTGGATATTCAGCTGGCCTGGCTCACACCTCCTGGTGCCTGTGGCCCAGGGCCTCTCCACTGGGCAGTCATCCAAGGCCCACCCATTGACTGCCTCATACCATGACAGGGCCTTGCATCGCCTGCCCAGCCTGCTGCCACAAAGCCTCTCCCTTTCAATCCTGTTGGCCCTCCAGCCCTTGGATTCCAGCACAAGTGTCTGGTTGTGCCTCCCAAAGTATTGATCAAGGGGCATCATCACAGCCACCTGGGGGGCTCCAGGGCCACCAGGTCATCAGGGTAGCCCCAGAATTTTCCCACCTGCAGGCATTCATTGAATTGGGCAAAGAGGGGTTTGAGATCCTGCTCTGCCCTGATCAGCCACTTTGGGTTTTTGTCCCAGCTCATCTCATAGGTGGCACACAGGTATGGGGGCTCAGTCTCCACCACCACAAAGATGTACCTAGTGTGCTGTTTGCCTGTGAGCTGGGTGAGCCCCCTCAGAATCAGCCAGGCACTGTGGTGGTAGCCATAGTTGACACAATCCCTGGCAAACCTGTCAGGGGCTGCAGTGCCCTTTTTCCCTGTTTTCAGATCCACTGCCAGGCACCTGCCTGGCAGGTAGTCTGGCCTGATCTTCTGCCAGATCTCAGGAAAGTCAGGGTCTCTATACACCCCAGAAAGCTCTGCCACCCCTCCCGTGAGCAGCTGCCTGGGCAGCTCTCTCCTAGGATCCGTCATCACAGACTGGACCATGCCCCTGATGTGGTCCATCTGGTCCTGGGCCAGGATGGTCCTGTCAGCCTGCTGGGCCTGCCAGGCCGTGTACTTCTTGCCCCTCCTGGAGCCGTCTGCTGCCAGCACCTCTGGTGGGGCCACCACATAGTTGTCTGCAAAGAGATAGGGCTCCAGGAGGGCACAGTGGGCAGCACTGCCCAGGGTGTACCAGGAGGTGGCCTTGCCCACAGTGGACCTCTCAAATAGAAAATTATCCCCATTGACAGCAAATGAGCCCCAGCTGCTTTTGCTCATGGCAGGCAGGGCATGATAGAAGTCAATGGGGAAACTGAAAAACCCCTCCCTCAGATCCCACTTGGCAGCTGCTGGGAGTCTCACTGGTATAAGGTCCACCTTAGTACCTCCCTGAGGCTATGGTGAGCAGCAGGGCAGCAACCATGGCACACCATGCCGCCACAGTTGCTGCCCCCTTCAGCCAGCCCAGGAGCCTAGTCATCCTGCACCTTGTAGGGCTCCACCCTGAGCTTGATGCTGCCATAGTCATAGCCCAGGTCGGACAGCTGCTTCTCAAATTTTCTCCAGGGGCCTTTGGGATTATTCACCAGGGCCAGGAGCTGCTCTTTTTTGTCCTCCCTCTCCTCATACTGGATACGGTATTCATTCTTTTTTTCGGCCCACTTGATCAGCACCCTCTTGGCTCTCTTGCCTTTTTTGGGGGCCAGGTCCAGCTGTTTTTGCTGCTCTGCTGTATCCCCATTGGACTTGTCCACGATGTCCACTGCCTTGGAGATGGGGATCTGACCTTTGTTGACTGCATCCTCCACCACAGGGGCAGTGTCCACCAGCTTGAGCCTGTTGATAATGTGGACATTGGACCGGCCCACCATGTCACCTATCTCTGCCTGGCCATGGCCCCAGTCCATCAGCCGCTTGTATGCCCTGCCCTCATCCACTGGAGAGAGGGGCATCCCATCATTGCAGACCAGGCTGGCCCTCAGCATCTCAGCATCAGTGATGGTGGGCCTCTCCACCATGGCAGGCACACTTTTGATGTCGGCCCCCTCCTTGATTGCAGCCATGCAGGCCCTGGTCCTTCTCTCACCGTCGATCAGCTCAAGGTGACCGTCCTTGTTTTTCTTGATAACGATGGGCACCTTGACCCCGTTTTTTATGATGGACTTCTTGAGATCCTCCATGCCCCCATCATCGAAATAGCTCCTGGGGTTTCTCCCAGCAACCACCCTGATCATCCTGGGGTCCACCCGAAAGATCCTGCTTTCTCCCACACATCCCTTGATGCCTGTCAGCATGTGCTTGCCCATATCGCCTCCTTTTCCAGGGTTAAAAAATAGGGGGCCTGGTGGCCCCCCTGGTCTCTAATAGTCATCATCCCACTGCTCACCAGCCATCTCAGCCTCATATCTCCAGTCCCTGTGCCCATGGACTCGCTCACACTCCTCACAGAGCCATGGGGTGCCGTCAGGGCTGGTGCTGCCACAGCTGACAGTGATCTCCCGATAGGTCCACCCGCTGGGCACACTCACCAGCATTTTTTGCCCACATCCTGCCATGGGTTTGCCCTCCTATTTGAGAAACAGCTGGTTTCTGGCCTTGAGTTTGTGCAGCTCATCCTGGGCCTCATCCCTGAGCCTGGCCTGCTCTGCTGGGGCCATGAGGGCCATGTGATCCACAGGGGTGTAATTGGCCTTGCCCACCCACAGCATCCCGGCCACCTCAGCCTTTTCCAGAATGAGCCACTCCACCATATCAAGATGGCCCACCTTCCTGAACTCCCCAGACACTTCAGCCTTGAAGATGTATTTATCCAGGGCAGGGGTGTGGCCAATGAAAGTGAAGTTTTTAAAGAATGCCCCATCATCAGAGGGCCAGATGCCATCGGGCATCTGCTCTGCAATCTTCTTGCTGATAGTGGTCACTCTCAGGGCCAGTGCATTTTCAATGGGCATGATGCCCCTGATCACTGGGGTGTACTCTGCCACTGCAATCTGCTTTTTCATTTTCCCTGCCTCCTTTGCCTGGCCAGCTGCACCAAGTCACGAAATGGGTTTGCTGCCCTGCTCCCCTTGTCCAGCAGCTGGTTGCACTTCACCCATGCTGCCATCCAGTATCCAGCCATATAGAATTTGTACCTGGCCAGGGCATCCCAGGCTTTCTGCTCTGCATCTGCCCTGGCCATGAGGACTCTATCCTCTGTTTTTGAAGTCATCCTCAGCATCCTCCAGGCCAGCAAAGTAGTGCCCATGGTAGAAGCCACCATCATCACTGTTGTGCATCCAGGTGACATACTGGCCATTGTACCTGGCCAGCACCCAGGAGAGGTGATGGTCTTTATGGCTCAGGTTGACCGGCCTCTCAAAGAGGATCTCCCTGCCACCCCTGTCCTCAGTGTCTACCTTGCCCAAAAGTTCCAGGGTCTCCACCCTGCTCCTTTGATAAGACAGTGACCTGTTGATTCTCTGCTCCCTGATCCTCAGAGAAGCCCTCTCCTTTTTGAGGGCAATGAGTGCAGCTTCATGCTTGACAATCTTGAGGTTTACCTGGGCCAGCTCCTGGCTGTTCTCCAGGTCTCTGTAGGAGGCACTCCTCAAGGCCTGGCTGGCATCATCCAGCTGGCCAGCACAATGCTCTCTGAGGGCCTGGAGCTTCTCAGCCAGGGTGTCAGCCACCAGAGCCTCATGGGCTCTCTGCTTTTTCTCAGCTTTCCAGTCCAGAAACTTGTTGCAGATCTTCTCACAGTCAGGCCCAGCCTCAATGCAGTCCTTGCAGGGGTGGTCCTCAGGAGGTGCCCAGGGGGGCTTGTCCTCTCTCCACTCCTTGACCTGCTGCCAGAAGCTGTCAGCATAGCCATCAGGGCAGGTCTCAGTCCACCTCAGCCAGTTTTGATAGTCCCTGCACCCATGGTTGTCACCACCACAGTCCTGGCCCTGCTCACAGCCATCACAGCAGCCAGGAGTATAGACAAAACCCTCAGGCAGCTGGGGCAGCTCAATAGCAATGTAGGTACACCCATTGACATCATGCGCCACCCTGGCCCCCTTGGTGGCACCCTCATTGAACACACTGTAAATGCCCTCCACCAGTACAGAGTGGTGGCAGCTGCCCAGCCCCAGATAGACCCTGGCCTTTTGGGTGAAAGTGTCCACACTAAGGGCCAGCTCACTGCCCCTGACACTGGCCTGGTAGAAGTTGATGGCCTTTGCCACTGCTTCCACCAGGCTCTCATAGGAGGTGCCTCCTGGGCCTGTGTCTACGGGGGCCTGGTCAGCACAGGTTTCATGCTGGGAGTGGTACTTGCCACACCAGGGGCAAGCCTGGGGCCTTTCATCCTCAAGGGGGGCCTCAGTGCAGTACCAGCCACCCTGGCACCCCTTGCCATACTCCCTGTGCCAGGGCTTGACAAAGTAGTCATGCAGCCAGGGAAAGCTGGCCAGGCTCTGCTTGTTTGGGATCAGGCCTGCAAACTCCAGGCTGCAGCAGATGCCCTCTCTCCACTCCTCAGTGATCATGCCCTCTGTTTTCTTGACCTTGTAGGCCCTGTCAAAATTGCCGTTGACAAAGACTGCCAGCCGATTGCCAGCCATGGCCACCTGCACATCCTTTTTGCAAAAGGATGAGGGGCTGGGCTTTTCGGGGGCCTCAGAGCAAAACCAGCCTGCAGGGGCAGGCTCCTCTATGAGTGCAGCCTCAGTGTCGGTCAGCACCCCCCTCTCCAGCAGCTTTCTGGCAATGGCCCTGCACTCCCAGCAGGGCTCTGCAAGGGTTGCGTCATCCCCATATTTCACCAGGTTAGCTGCTCTCATCTTTCTGTGCTGGCTGAGGTTCCCCTTGAACACCCTCAGGGTGGGGCCTGCCACCTCCTGGATGTGCTTCCTCTCTGCCTTTGTCAGTCCCTTCTGCCACTTTGGAATTGTTGCCATGGTGCTGCTCCTTTTCCCTGGCCATTGATTTGGGCTGGGGCCTGGCCTGGGCTTGTCCAGCCTCTCGCTTTGCATCCATCTCATGGGATGCCTGGAGAGCAGCCTGCCTCTCAGCAGCCGTCCCTCCACCCTTCAAAAATACAAAAGGCTCACAGTCCAGATGGGCTGCAAGCCTCAAAGCCTTTGGGTAGGTCAGGTTCCTGTGGCCCCCCAGGACCATGGAGAGCATGGTCTCTGTGATGCCTATGGTTGCCGCAATGTTTCTCTGTGATTTCAAGCCCCTGACCCCCTCACTCCGTTTTTTGGGGTCAGTTTACAGGAAACTTCACAAAAAGTAAAGGGCTTTATTTAATAGGTGGGGGCCTTTTACAAAACTTTTACAAACCAGGCCAGAATGAGGGGGTGATCCTATCATTGTAGGGGGCTGGCCAGGCTATAGTGAGGGCTTAAATGTCCTGGGCTGTCACATTGTTTCCAGCACCTGCATCAGAGATGGAGGTGCCCACAGCCTTGGTGATGTTTCCATCTCCATAATTGTTATCTGAGTTACCATCCATGGCAATGCCAATGTCCTTGGCATCATTGTTTTTCAAGTCAATATGGTTGCCCTGGATTACATGGTCATCACCATTCTCCAAATAGATCCCATAGTGGTTCCTGGTTGTGTCCACGTTGTCTACCTCTATATTATTCTCACCAATGACCACAGCATGGCTGTCCTTGGTCCAGATGCCCCTGGTCAGGATTGCAGCAGTGCCAGCCTCATCCACATCTATGAGGATGGAGTTGCCCCTGATATGCCCACCCTCCAGGTCGATCACTTTTATGCCTACAGGGTCATAGGTGCCAGAGCTTGCAGCCCTGTTTATCAATATCTTATTGCCACTGAGAGAGATACTGCATTTGGTAGCGACAATTCCATAGAAGTACTCCAGGCTGGGATATGCCAGGCTGTCCTCAGCCTTGATCACATTGTCTCTGATGGTCAAGGTGTAACTGTCATGGGTAGCAACCTGGGCAATGATGCCATAGTGTTTGCAGTCCTCGATGTTGTTTTTATCAATAACAGCGCCACCCACACCAGAAACCATGATCCCAGGGTTTGTAATCATGCCGCTGCAGTAGCACTCTCTGACAACACACACAGAGTCATCATATATGGACACTGTAATGCCCTGATAATATCCCCCCACACACCTCAGCCCTTTTATAATGATGTTGGCATCCTGGCCAGTAAAACAATATACGGGATATGTGGCATTGCCCCCCGCACCAGCCAGGTTGATAGTGATGTCCTCCAGGGTGATGTTGGCTGTGTTGTTTGCCTTTGCAGTGCCATAGACATAGATGCCCTTGTCAGCAGCTCCTATGGTGCAGTTGTGGGTGATGGTGAAGTTGTAAAGCCTGAAAGTCTTTGTCCTGTCTGTGATGTTGAAAGCTGACTTGTCATTTGCAGTGGATATGATCACCCCTGCCCTGCTCTCTCCAATGACTTCAATGTTTTCATTTGGCAGGTAGATGGCATCAGTGAGGGTGTATGTCCCATTTTTGATAAATATGCTTGAGGCCCCAGTCAGGGCCACAGCATTGACTGCCTCCTGTATGTCTGTGTATTGGCCAATGGCTGTCTGAGGCCCCACCACTAGCTGCCCCCCTGCGTTTGTTTGGTGGTTTGGCATTAGAATCCCCTCCCCCGTTAGTGGCCCCACCATGTCTGGTTGCCAGGCAATGGTCTCTCCAGTGTCATCAGTGACAAAGGTGACTGCACTGGGGGCCAGGTCACCCCAGTCATCCAGGCTGACAGAGTACTTGTCACACTTGAAGGTGATGCTCAGGTCATAGTGGATGGTCATCTCATCCACCAGCACCACATAGTTGCCACCATAGTCAGTATGGTTGATGGTGATCACATCCCCAGGCTGAATAGCCAGCATCCCACCCCCGTTTTTAAAGCTGACCCTGGCCTGCTTCATCAGCTTTTTCTGGAAGTGCAGCTCACCTGCCCTCTGGGCATCCTGAGTGTCAGAGACAAAGGGGTTCCTCACAGTCTCACTGGAAGGGTTGCCACAGCTGGCATCTGCTGCCACCAGGAGCTTTGAAAAGGCATCCTGGGCCTCACCACTCTGCTGGCACTCTATGTACCCACCGTCATAGTCATTGGCATTCTGAGCCAGCTGATAGGCAAAGCTGCCCTTGAGGATGTCATCCTGGTCTGCTGTTTTCTGGCTGGTCTTGCTCAGGACATGCAGCTCTATTTTATCTGTGATCACCAGCTGGCTGTGGCACAGGATGAGCAGGATGGCCAGGGCCTCCTCTGCTTTTTGCTTATACCAGAAAGCCCCATTGAAAGTCAGGCTCCAGCCGTCATAGACAGTCTCTGCAGCTGCAAAGCTGCTGCCCCCACCTGTGTCAATGTAGTCAGCATGGATGCCCAGATCCAGCAGGAAAGCCTCAATAACATCAGCTGGGTTTGTAGTGCTGGCAGTGTCGGATCTGGAAAATTTTACAGGAGGGTCAAGCACCCTGTCACCTGAGATCCACAGGCCTGGGGCATCAGCAGTGCCGTCCCTGTCCAGGTCTGCTATGATGGCCTCAACCATCCTCCAGTCAGCAGCAGCACCATCTGCCTTGGTGACCTGTGTGAAAGTGTAGCTGCCACTGGCATAGGTGCTTTTTGGGCCAAACTCCCTGGGGCTCCTGATCTCACTGACAGTGTAGGTGATCCCTCCATCAGGACTGCCAAGCAGGAAGTACCTCTTACCCTGTTTGCAGGTGATCGCATCACCTGCAGCCTCTGTGACCAGGCCAGAATTGTAGGCAATCTCAAAGTCACTGCCATCAGCTGCCACAGCCAGCACCCTGAAAGTGCCATTATTTGCTGCCTCAGTGAAGCCTGCCACTGTGGCATTCCTGCCCACAACCAGGCCGGTGAAGTCTCCAGCCCCCCCACTGTATTTGCAGTTTGCACCACTGGCACTGGCCACCACTGAGATCCCGTTGTCAGCCAAGCTGAAAGCTGCACCCACATACACACTCCTCAAGGGCACATAGCAGGTGCCAAAGGGCTCAGGGACACAGCAGATGCTGCCACTGGGCTTGTCCAGGGGAAAGATCTCATCCACCAGCCTGGTCTTTGGGTACTCTGTCCTGAGGTAGCTGCTGAGGATGTCCTCACATTCAAACCTGATTTGCTGATAGATGGACAGGGTAGTGGCCACCACCCGAAACCTCCACTGGGCACAGATCTCAGTGTCAGTCTCATCACTGATCACCAGGCTTGCCAGAATGATGGCATTGTCATAGTCACCAGGAGTCAGGGCATTGTCTTTGTCATCCACATCAAAGGTGAGAGTGCTGGGGGCCAGGATGTGGTTTTCACTTTTGGACCTGGCCAGGGTGACCCCACCAAGGCTGTCAGCAATAATGTGGGCAGTGTATGCCTGGGCATCAAAGGTGATGGCCTTGGTTGACCAGTAGTCTGTGCCGCCTCCTGTTTTGTCTACCTTGAAAAGCCAGCTGATGGTGGGATAGGTGCAGGCCACCAGGCTCTGCTGGGTGGCATCATGGGTGAGCATTGAGCAGCCTCCTATGCATCATTGATCCTGCCTACCACCTTGAGCCTCATCTGCTTGATGGAGTACAGGGTCACCCCAGCAGTGATGATCCGGTTGAGATCAGTGTCAAACTTCACCACATAGGTGTGACCGTCTGTGGGGTGGGTGAATTTGAAAGACTTTGCCATCCCCTTTGACTTGGCAGTGTCAAAGTACCAGTCAAAAATAGTGCCAGCATCAGCAGCACTGAGGACATCCCACTGCAGCAGGAAAAAGAAGATGGGGCTGGTGGAGAAGGTGACCACCTTCTCACTGGTATCATCAGCAGGGTGCTTTGCCTGGTAGAACCCACCCTGCTCTGTCAGCACCCTCTGAGGACTCACAGAAAAGGTCTGGTTATAGTCAGCAGCCTCAGCACTCACATAGTCGTAGACCTCAGCAGCAGCCATTTAAACCCTCCTGAATGCATCAATCATGGCAGTGTTGCGCCTGACCTGGTTGACCACTGCCCTGGCCACAGGTTCACCATCAATGCTGACCACCACCTGCTGCCTGCCTGCCAGCAGGGGGGCCAGTCTGGCTGCTATCTGCTCACCAATAGCTCCAGGGTCCATGCCTATGTCGGAGAGAAAACGGCTTTTCTGTGGTTCGTAAGTAGGCACCACCCACTCAGGGCCTATCTCCCCGGCCAGTGATGGGGCCTGGGCCAGGCCTCCCTCAGCATAGCCACCAGTCACAATGAAAGTCCTGGCAGGTGGCCTGTAGCCCTCAACATTTTCTGGCGTGGGCATGAGGCCAGGTGACATCTGGACCACCCTGCCCATGGTGGCATTGTATGCCCCGATGCTTGGGTCATACATTATGTATGCGAGTGAGTAGCCCAAGGTCGGAGAGCCTATGGCATGTGAGTATTCATACTGCTGGGTGACTGTGTGCGTCTGGGGAGGCGAAACAACCCCCCCACCTCCCCCAGAATAATAGGAGCCCCCACCAAAGTATGAGCCCCCACTGCCACCAGCACCAGAGCCCACATTGCCTGCCACCTCATTGTAGAGATCAACGAAAAACTCCTCAATCTGTTTTGCAGCATTGGCAGCAGCCTGGACATAATAGTCGGTGTTCTGCTTGATGGCCTGGAAAGCAGGTGATGTGGATGCCAGGGCATCTGTCAAAAACACACCCTCATAGCCTGTCTCCTCAATAGCAGTGGCCAGCTCCTGGGCAGTGATCCCCATCTCCTCAAAGGCATTGATGAGCTGCCTCAGCTCACCCTCATTGCTGCCATAGCCCCCGGCCTGGAGCAGCTCCATCAGCTCCACCACCGTGCCTATGGCCCCCACATCCCCCACCACCCCAGAGAATGCTGTCTGGTAGTCACCGCTTGCCGCCTGCATATAGGTCAGATAATCCCTGGCATGAGACAGGAACGCGCTCACAGTCTCTGCCCCCGTGTTTTCCAGGGCCTGGGCATAAAGCTCTGCGTACCTCTGCTCATAGTAGTCAGTGGACATGGCAGGTGCTGCAGACCCCATGACCCCGGCCAGCCAGTCTGTGATGGAGCCGCTGGTCATCCCCAGTGAGTCTGCCAGCTGCCTCTGGCTGTCTAAAAATTCCTGCTCTGCAGAATCAATCCCCTGGAGCAGATCCACCATCTCCTCAGCCAGCTCAATCTGCCTGTCTATCTCAGAGCCCTGGGCCTCTGCCATGGCATCGGAGAATGCATCCACATAGTCAGCCATGCCCCAGTCTCTCCTGGTCCTGGACTGCATATAAGACTGAAATGAGCCATATGCCGCATCCAGGCTGGCCTGCCTGGCAGCAGCCTCATTGTCAATGGTGGTGACCAGATCATTCCTGGCACTCACCTCGTCCCCGATGGCCAGGGCAGCAGAATCCAGGTTCATGTCCAGGCTCTGGGCTGATGGCAGCATATCAGTGAAAGCAGTGTTGACTTGCTGTACCACCTCTGCCTGCTCCTCCACTACTTCCACCACAGGCTCTGCAGCCTCAGCCAGGTTCTGCGCCCATATAGCAGCATGTTGTGCATCTGCTGCAGTGTAATAGGCCCCAGCTCCTGGGTAAGTCAGGCCCCTGCCACTGCTGCTGCCCCCATGAATCCTCTCAGAGTTTGAGATCTCCCTCTCTCTGCCCCCACCATAGATCTCAGTGGCCTGCCTGGTGCCTACTGAGGCAGCTGACTGCATTGCAGACGATGTGTCGCTTGCCATGGCCATGGCACTTGCAGCTATCTCCCTGTTGGAGCTGATGATCCCATCAGCTGCTGTGCCCACACCACTCATCAGGTCTGCATAGGCATTCTCAGCCTGGGCCAGGGCAGTGTCCACATCGTCCACCATCTCATATGTGATGGGGGCAATCTCCTGGGTGGTATCTATCAGGGGCCTGAATGCTTTTGCAGCACCAGTGACAGCCTCAATGGACTCCTGGGTGGAGTTTGCATAGTCTTTCTGGGCAGCAGATCCTGCCTTGAGGGTTTTGTTGAGCTTTGCCTGCTGCTCATCGAATTTTGCCACCTGGTTTGAGGCATCACTATTGGCCTGGGCCAGGCTGATGGTGCCTGCACTCCACAGGCCCAGGCCCTTGAAGGTATCACTCCAGGCATTGAAAAACCTGGCACCAGCCCCGGCCAGCTTCAACACTGCCCCGGCAGCAGTGCCCACAGCCCTGGCCAGGTCACCCACAGAGTCAATGGTGGCCTGGTTGTGCTTGATCCAGGTATTGAGATCCTGCACCCACTCAGTGACAATGGGCATCAACTTGTCACCCAGAGAGGCCCTGACCATCTCCAGGTTTGCAGAGAGCTGCTTTGACTGGTTAGCAAAGGAGCCCATGGTCCTGGACTGATCACCGATGGCAGCAGTGGAGCCTTTTGTGATAAGGGCAAAAGCTGCCTGGGCCTTGTCAGCAGCTGTCAGCTCTGCCTTGGTGGATGCCAGGCCCATGGCCAGGGCCTCCTGCTGGACCACATTGGCAGTCAGCACCACACCATATTTTTTCATGGTTTCATAGTTTCCCACCATGGCACTCTGGATGTCGGCCATGACATCCCCTGTGGCCACATTGTTGAAGCTGCCCAGGTCTGCAGCCAGCCTCACCACTGCATTGCTCATCTTGCCAGCAGCATCAGGCATCATCCCCATGGGCACCAGCAGATCCTGCATGGCCCCCAGGTACTGCTTCGCCTCCCTTTCACTCATGGCAAAGCCATCCACCATCTCCTGTGCCCAGGCCTCAGCCTTGCCCTGCTGGCCCTTGAAAACAACGTCAAACTTGCCCTGGGTCTCCTGGAGATCAGAGGCAGCAGAGATGGCAGACCTCATGGCCAGCACATAGGTGGCAGCAAAGGCAGTGGCAGCTATGCCAGCATGTCTGAAAGTGATCCTGCCCAGCTCCTTTTGCATGATCCCGGCAGACCGCTTGACATCCCTTTCTGACTTATCCAGATCCTTCTTGAGGCCCTTCCGGTCGGCCCTGATGTCTATCCATCCTGTGCCTAAACTGGGCATGTCAGATCTCCCTCATCCTATCCACTATGGTGGCAATCTCATGCCTGCCAACATAGAGAATTTTGTCCAGGCAGTCCAGGGGGTGCTTCACCTCCTGGAGCTTCATCACTGCAATGATGGCATTGATGTCCAGATCCACTGGCTCCCCACCCCTGTCACCCCCCAGGGCCACATATTGCCTTTTGATCCTCCTGTACACCTCCCAGGCCTCTCTGTTCTTGGGGTCCAGGGGAGGCAGACAGGTGCTGCAGGGTGGGGTCTTGCCCATCTCCTGGTGCAGCAGCAGGCACCTGGTGCAGCTGGGCTTTTCCGCTACCCTTTCGGTGAAGGCCTTGAGGTTTTTTTTTGCCTGGTTTTCTCTGCCTCTGCCACCTCGTCCAGCTTGAGCCTGCACTCATTGATGAAGGGCAGTAGGCCATCAAACTCCCTGATGGCCTTGAGTACATTCTCAGGAGTGCAGGGCAGCTTCTTGCCCTTCTCATCAAAGAAATTCTCCCAGCCCACCAGGCACTTTGTCAGGGTGATCTCCCTGTCCAGCTTTCGGTTGATCTTTTGTATGGTGGTGGGGATCAGGGCACCTGTCTCAGGGTCGGTCCTGAATTCGTTGACCATGGGCAGGGTCTGGTCATAGATGTCCTGCTTGTCACCAGGAGAGAGCTGCCTCAGCTTGATCCTCCCTCCATCAGGGTCATCAGGCAACTCAAACCACTGCTCCATCAGCTCTGTGGGTCTCATTCAATCGCCTCCTTTTTGTTTGCCGCCTCCTTTTTTTTGAGACAGTGGGTGGGGGCCTCACGGGAGCAGGCCGGTGCTGCTGGAGGAGGCGAAACCTGGCAGCAGCCCACAGCCCCCACCCACTGAATTGTATTGACTACACCAGCACCATCAGGCCACTGACCTTGAGCTGGAAGTCAATCTGGACCATCCCGTTTTTGTCAGCTTTCACATTGAAAGATCTGACATTCACCCAGCTCTTGACAGTGGGGGCAGAGCTGGTGGTGGTAGTGGGTGACCAGTAGCCAGTTGTCTGACAGGGCTCATAATAACTGGTTTTGTCGATATAGAGCCTCACCGTTGCCAGGTCTGAGCCATGCAGATTTGCCTCTCTCAGTTGCTCCTGGGGGCTGTTGTCAGGATCAAAGAGGCCACTGACAGCAATGCTGCCACCGTCCTTGAGCCCCATCTCAAATTTTTTCCAGTCCACCTGGAATTCACTGATGTCATGCTCCTCAGTGCTGATCCCAGTCATGCTCCAGTCTCCCATGCCCACAACCTTATTGGCAGCAAGAGAGATTTTACAGTCTTTACCCACCTTGAATCCCATCTTCAGACTCCCTTTCTTGCCTCCAATAGTTTCTGGTTGTTAGCTCAGGTCCGTGATGCCCTTGCTGTCCAGGAAGATCTCATGCAGCTCTCTATTGACCGCTATGTGTGCAAAGTGCCTGCACTGGATGCTTGTGTCAACATGCAGGGGAAACCCTGCAGCCTTTGCTTGCCTATAGAAGTGGATGTCCTCTCCAATATCCTTGCCATTCTTATCTTTCCTGAACTCAAACCAGGGCCAGGGCACATCCATGAACACATCGGACTGAATTCTCACAAAGCCAAACCCCGTTTCATCCACCTCTAGCAGCTCACCACTGTATGCCTCCTGTGGTGAGATATAGCTGGGCTTGCCATCCTTGAGCCTGATCAGGATGGGGTCAAAAGGAGGATACCTCCTATGTACCACCCCTGCCACAATGGGCACATCATGGGAGAGTATCTTGACCAGGGCATCAGGCTCAAAGCCCTGGTCTGTGTCCATGAAGATGCACTCATCCATGCCATCCCCCAGCATCCTCTGTGCAATGTTGTTTCTCACTGAGGCAATGCTCCTCTGGAATTCCCCGGCTGGAAACGATGGCAGATATAGGGTCCAGTCAAAGGGTTTGTCCATGAGCAGGAAGGTGGCAGCAAACTCCACATCCACCCGCCTGGAAACTATGGGCCAGCCTATGCCTATCCTTTTCCCCTCAAACATGTTTTCGCCTCCTTTTAGTCTCCCGGCTGCACTCTGATCAGGGCCTCATACTCAATGGAGTACTGCCAGGCCCCTCTCTCATCATCCCCCGTGTTGGGATCTCTCAACAGGTGGCTCAAGCCCCTGTGTAGATAGTAGCAAAAATAGCCAGCCACAGTGACTGTGGCATCATCGAACAGGGCAATGGCTTTCTGATAGATCTCCACCACCTCCTGGGCACTCTCAGGTTTGTTGCTATAGATATTGATCTGCAGCAGCACATCCTCCAGCTGGTCATCCAGCAGCCTCTCTGGTGTGTCTGTGATCAGGTGCAGGACTGCAAAGGGATAGGCAGTGTTGCTGGGTGCCTCACCGAAAAACATCCTGCCACCGATGGCAGTCCGAAAGGTGTTGACCGTCATAAACAGATTATAGAGGCCCTGGATGAGTGCTTTCATTTTTTGTCATGTCCTATGATGTCTTGGAACTCCTGCAGGATTCTTTGTTTATTGGCTTTTAAGGCTGGCCTCATGTAGGGCTTTGGACCCACAGGCTTTCTCTCCACCTTGAGGGTTCTCCTTTTCAGGCCTGCCTTTTTTGCAGCCCTCCTGGACCTGCTCCAGGTGCCAGGGGTGCCCAGCTCCACCATGAGGCCATAGTACGCCTCACGATCTCCCACATAGACCAGGTGGCCCCCGTCCTCAAACTTGCTTTTCTTCACCCTGATGGTTGCAGCCAGCTTGCCAGTCTTTTTGGGGCACCTGGCCCTGGCATCATCGGCCACAATCTTTGCCCCTTTCTTGGTGGCTTTCTTGAGGCCGTCCTCCAGGATTTTTGTGAAATTGCCCTGATAAAATTCAACCTTCATTGTGCCTTTGTCTCCTCAGCCAGCAGGTCCAGGGATTCATTTCTCTCATCTTTGTTGATGATGCCCTGGATCAGAAAATATCTGCTGTTCCAGACCACCCTCATGCCAGACAGGATGCCTGACTGATACCTCACCCTGATCCTGTAGTTAGTCTTGATCCCCTGCCTTTCATTCTCCAGCACCTGGTCACTGGACAGGGGCCAGATCCCAGCCCAGGCTGTGCAGTGGGTCACCCAGCTGACCTCATTGCCAAACATGGAGGAGTCAGACCCCCTGCTCTGCTTCTGGATCACTGCCTTGTGCCTGAGCTGTCCTGCTTGTAATGGCATTTTAATTCGCCCAGTACCTGTAAGGGTTGAGCAGTCTCCAGATCATGGGCACCTCACTGGTGATGGTGCCAATGACTATGGGCTCTCTCACCTCATAGGCCCCAGAGATCTGCAGCAGCATGGCCTGCCTGATGGCCTCAGGCACTGAGAGCAGGGTCACTGTGCCCCCGCTGGTATATTCTGCAGCACCTGCACTGCCCAGCAGCTTGAAGGTATCGGCCCCCACCTTCTCAATGGTCCACTGGCCATCGGCATTGGTATTGCCCCCCACATCCACCACCTTGACCCTGTTGGCTGTGGAGTACCCATGGCCCACCGCCGTCAGCACTATGGGGGTGGCATTGGTGGCCCCGGTAATTGCCTGGGGGGTGTGGGCACCATAGCCCACCACAAACTGGACCTCTATGGGGTCGGCTGGCCACAGGGCATCTGTGGGCCAGGCCTCCGAATAGTCCAGGATGATCCTGCCAGTGCCTGCTGTTTTCACAGAGTAGTTAGCAGAGGACAGGGTTGACTGGCTCTCTGCTGTGTCTGTGTATTTGACATGGGTGACAGAGGCCAGAGGGCCGATGGGCAGCACTATCTCATTGCCATCAGGCCACCTGTCCAGGTGCAGCTGCCAGGTCTGGGTGATCAGCCTCCTCTTGAGAAACTCCTCCACACTGAGGGTGGCCATCAGGATCAGGCTCTGCAGATATTCATCATTGTCAGTGTCTGTGATCCTGAGGTGGACCTTGACCTCAGCCAGGGTCACAGGCATGTAGCTTGGGCCTGTCACAAGTGTCAATCTCATCACTTCCCCCACCGCTTGCTGCCATCATGAACACGGTACTGCCCTGAGCAGAAGTGCAGCACCTGGCCAGTGTAGTGAGAGCCAGGGTGATTAAATCTCCAGACATGCCTCTGGTGCCCCTCCTGGCCCACATACTCACCCACCTCATCCCCTATCCTGGGGTCATTGCACCTGGCCCCAGCACTGCCAGGGCTGGCCTGCTTCTGGGCAATGGCCAGCTTGCCATCCCCCTCAGACACAGGCTTCCAAAGGCCCTTTTCCACTATGGCCCCCAGCTGCTTTTCCGCTGGAGGCGCAGGGCCTGGTCCGGGTTCAGGCCCTGGCTCCACTACAGGGGAGGGGGTGGGGGTGGGGTTTGGAGAGGGCTCCTGCACTTGCTTTCTGAGCTTCAGCAGGTCTGCGCCCAGCACTGTGACCGCATAATCCTTGGCAATGTCTATCAGGGCTGTGTCACCCTCCTGCAGCCTGGCCCTGATCACTATGCCATAGAAAGTCTCCACCCCCTTTATGGGGCCAGCACCAGGGCCTGCAGCCGGGAAGTCTGAGGGCTTGAAGAAAGCCTCATCCAGTGGCCCCTTGTCCAGGGGCTGAACCCGCTTGGCACCCCCCACCATGAGGATGCAGCCTGACAGGGTAAGGGCCAAAAAAATGATGATCGCCAGCCTCAATGCTTTCATTTTGCCGCCTCCTTGATCAGGGTTTTGATGTGCCAGGCCCCCAGCCTGTCCATCTCCCTCCCAGGCCATGGGGCCTTATCCAGCAGCTGCTGCCCGAATATTCCCGCATTATACAGGGCAAAGTAGACAAACTCACTGCAGTTGAGCCGTTCATCGTCAGGGGGCACCCTGACAAATAGCTGCTTGCCTGTGTCAATCCAGTCATAGCCTGTGTCAACGTAATCCAGGGCACACTGGCCTATCTTTATCCTCAGGTGGTGGTACTCATCCCTGAGCTTGCAGACCCAGACATGGCCATTGTAGGAGCCTACACGGGTAGACAAGCGGTTAAGCTCTGGCCCACCCTCCAGGCTCTCAATGACAAATACCCTGTTGAACTCCCTGCTCCTGATCACCATGCCAGTGTGGGAGGAGTAGCTGCCTGTCCTGGCCATGATTGTCTGGGAGATAGAGTCATCCTGGTGGGCAAACTCCAGCCGGTCTCCAGTGTCCAGGCCCAGCCTGATGCTGCTATATATGCCCTGGTCATTCATTCTTTAGGCAATGGGCTTTGTTTGAGGTAATTGGCCACAGCCAGCAAGGCCCCTGCCCCTGCCATGGCCAGGAGTTTGGGCAGGCCCTCTCCCAGGTTAAAAGTCTCTGGGGCAATGCCTGCAGCCACAATGGTATTTGCAGCACCACCAATAGCAGCACTGATCAGGCCCTTAACCCATTTGTTCCACTTCATCCCCATGATACACCCCCGTTCTCATCATGTTGGCATTCACATCATCCCTGATGGACTTCTCATGATCCACCTTGGAGTATTTTGAATCCAGGATCTCCTGAGAGGCCCTGTCAAAATCACCAGCCCTGACTGCTGCCAGCATTTTTTTAAAGCCCCTGACCCCTGCCAGGCCCAGGTTGAAGATCATGTCTATGATCACAGCCCTCCTGACAGGATCTAGCTCCAGGCCCAGCTTCCGGTAACCCTCCACAGCCTCCTGAAAGTCCAGCTCCCAGAGCCTGTCTGCTTCCTCCTGGGTGATCTTGTCACCCGTGCAGACCTTATGGCCCCAGCCACAGGTGAGAAACCCATTTGGGCACTTGTAGACATGCAGGACCAAGACTTCCCGGCCCTTGATCATCTCTGCCACCTGGCTGAGTGTCATCTCCATTGGGGCTTTCACCTCATGCACAATAGCCACATCCATGGTGCTACCCTCTCAGCTCACTGATCCACTGGGCAGTGAGCTTGCAGAATACATAATACCAGGCCAGGATATAGAACCACATCCTCCTGGGCCACATATCTGAGGAGACCAGCCTGGCCAGGGCCTGGCTGTCGGATAGAAAATACCACCTGGCCAGCCATTCAGTGCCTGCATCAATCAGGCAACCAGTGGCCAGCAAAAATAGAGTGATGAAAACAACCCTGGCCTTGCCCCTCTGGACAGCTTTCACATAGACCAGCTTGAGAGACAGCACAGCAAAAGACAGGGCCACACCCAGGATCAGCACTGCATAGGTCCAGAAAGTCTGGTCAGTAGGCATCAGTCATCTCCCAGCACCTGGCATTCAATGTCCTGCTTCTCATCCTCAGGCCAGCCGAAAAGCGCCGCCTCCCCATCGTAGTATGCATTCCTGGCCCTGGTATATTTTTCAGCCAGCTCCTGGCTGTCATATGCGGATCTCTGTGCCTTTTCCTTTAAAGGATCAGCAAAAAACCTGAGCAGTAATTCCCTGAGCCTGGCCACATTAACTCTCCTTTCTGGCAATGTGCCTGACCAGCTCCACCAAACCCTGCAAGGTTCCATTGTACTCCCCTAATCTGTCATAAATGCCACTGAGATGATCCCTGATCATCTTGAACAGCATCAAAACCACAAACAGCAGGCAGGCTGATGGGAAGTACTCAGGATGCTCCACGATGAACTTGAGGATCTCTTTAAGAAACTCCATTTATTCCCCAGCTCACAACTCATAGTATTGGGGGCTGTCAGCATTGCTGCCTGGCTCAGGCCTCCAGATGGCCTTGCTCTCATGGAGGACTTTCTGGGGCTCAAAATAATAGAGCCTGCCCATCCCATCCTCATCTGTGACAAAAAAGCAGATGGCATGACCTGGCACGAATACCCTGCCAAAGGCCAGGGCATATCTCTGCTCCAGGGCCAGGCCCCTCTCCATCATCTCCTTGTACCTGTTCTGCCTGACAAAGGCAGAGACTATGAGGGCAAAGTCATCACAGTCAAACACTTCAGGGGTCCACCTGTAGCTGTACGCATACTGCTCAGACAGGATGGACTCATACTTTGCCAGGGATGCAGCCCAGAAAGCCCTGTCAGGGGTGGGGTTTTTCTCAACAGTCCTGCCTGCCACCCCCTGGAACAGTGCCTGTATTTGCTCTCCCGTGATCCTCATTCAGGTGCCAGCTCCTTTTCCTTCAGCTTTACACCCTTGACCTTATCGTCAAGGATAACCTTGATGGCTTCCAGCTCTGCTTTCTTTGCCTGGAGATCTGTGATGGCTGCATTGGTAGCAGCCAAGGTCCGGTTGACATATCTCAGGGTGTAATCCTCAGTTTGCTCAACCGTGACAGTCTCCTGCACAATCACATCGTCAGTTGAGTACACTGTGAAGTCTTTCGTTTTGACAACGTACTCAGCAGCTGCACAGGGCAGGGCCAGAGACAGGGCCAGGATAATCAGCAGGGCTTTCATTCTGTCACCTCCATTTATTTTTCTGAGATCATTGTTTTGACATGCTGGATTTTAAAGGACTTTAAATCATCGCCAGTACCGCTTGATACGTCAGGCTTTGCTTTCAGCTCATCTACAATGGCCTGGGCTGTTTTCTTGGCATCCTTTTTGGGGTGGAAAGTCACCCTGACCAGGACCACACCTGGCTCTGCCAGATTAGTGGTGGACTCTAGCAGGCTGTAGCCAAGCACCATGTCACCAGCATACTTTCCCCTGAGTGCCGCCATCGCTTGCGCCGTTTCGTCTCCAATCTTTGCCGGATCAATCGGCACCTTGAAAATCGCGGAATCGGCGAAGCAAAGCGCCGGGAATAGTAGGATTGCGAGAAATAGTGTTTTCATTATTTGACCAGTTCCATCTTGTGCGTTGATGAAAAATTACTTAAAACCGGGCTGTAATAATATAAATGGTCCTTATTTCCAGAAGTAGCGACACAGATAAAATAATAAATATTTGACCCTGCCGAAAGGTTTTGCCTTGTCATATTTTCTTGACCGCTACCGACCATGACGTCGGGTGAATCACCACTATTTAATGTTAAAACAACTTCTATTCGATAGATGCTACCGGCAGATAAGGTGGCCTCTGCGGCGGCATAACCACCCGCGGGTTCTGTATCTATAGCAGAGGTGATCGCCGTGCCACTTGAGGTAAACGTATCAAAACTAATATTCGCCCAGGTTGATATTTTGTCTATGCCTATCGCCAACATTTTATGAGAGTATCCGGTGAAGCTCGAATCGTCGCCGGTCGTATAATGCCGTCGTCCGTATGTTTCGGTGACAGTTTGAGTCGCGCCGATTTGGATGTTGTCGTTGTCTCCCGCATCAGTATAAAAAACAACAACCGACTGACCTTCCTTGACCACTACCAACTCATGATTATCGGCGTAAGTAATGCTTTCAGAAATTAAAACTGTTTCGGTGCCGGCAACCCGTTTCGTCAGAATTAGCAAGTCTTGGGTGCGGTCGATTTCGCAGATTAGGGCGGTTAGAGGGGCATTGATTTTGTTGATGGAAATATCGTCATAGTAAATTTGAGAATCCGCCGACGATACTTCCATCATTAGTTGATGGTTGCCAGTATTTGCGGAGGTTCCCCGCGATAGGCATTTTACCCATGTGGCAGTCCCGTGTATAGTATGAGTCGCATTTATACAAGCTGTAGCACCATCCCATAGCCGTGTCCGTGTGTTGCCAGAAGTCGAATAGGCCCAGGCCTCAACCTGGAACAAATCACCAGAGGTATGCGATCCAAAAACCTGATACATCCCCTCGTTATCGTCGGCCTGGTCAATAAAGCGAGAATTCGATCCACCGTGTTTTTGCGCGGCTGATTGGGCCTGCGTTTCTCCACCGTCAAGCGAATCATCCAGCCAACTCGAGTCATCGTCCTCCATATCGTCATCGCCTAATGCAATGGCAGTAAACGATTCCGGCCCGTTCCCGCAAATAATCAACCCGCCCCTCTCACCAGCTGCTAGTACAGGGGTGACTCTGACAATGACTGATCCACCAGCTGGCTGTGCTGCTGTCATCAGGGCAGCACCAGCACAGGCAATGGCAGGGGAAAGCAGCAGGGCTATAGTTGCAAGCAATAGCTTTTTCATTCTAAGGGGTCTCCTCAGTCCAGTCAGCATAGGCACTCTCACAGTAGACTGCTGACTCAGTTGAGAAACAAGTAATGGACTCACCCACTGTGGGGGCTGTGTTGACTACAGCCTCACCTGCTGCCAGCTGGGTGCCATTGAGATACCACTGCTCTGCACCATTGGGGTCCAGGGTCACGTTCTGGGCTGCTTCAATAATGAAGATAAAATTCCAGCCCTCAGCCCTGGCAGGGAAGTCCCACTCATCGGCCCCAGCTGATTCACTGTTGGTCAGAATGATGTTGTGCAGCTCTCTGACCACCAGAGAGTGGGGGTCTGAGTTGTCACTCAGCTCTGATGCCTTGTTAGTCTTGCACTCCACAGGGGTTTCCAGGTTGCCAGAAGTGTCCACTATGAAGGCATCGTCATCACTGTCTGTGCCTGCCAGGATCAGGGTATTTTGGCCAGCAGTGCCAGTGGTGCCATCCCCAGTGGCTGTTTCAGTGATATAGATTTTGAGGCCATTATAGGAGGCGGTGGCAGACTGATTGATTTTCGGAAGGACATTCAGCCAGTTTTGCTCATTGTCTGTGTCGGTCAGTTCTTTTGCAGCATCTGAATCTATTGTGAAGGGACTGCCTGAGGCCATGTCACCAAACAATGCAAGCCGAACACCATAATAGCCCATTATATTTACAACATCACTTCGGCCATAGAACATATTCCAGGCAATATCGGCCCTCTTGTTCCCTGCTGCATTATATAAGGAAAATGTTGGATCAGCATTTACAGTGAGGCCATAGTCTTTATCAACATCCCCGGCATCACAAACGACCATTGACCTTGTTGCCTCATCCAGCCCAAACGTCAACCGATCCCCCAGCCCTGCTTCATGGATGGAGCCTATGATATCGGGAGACTCACCTGCTGTGGCAGTGCCCTCCAGATAATAGGTTCTCTCACCTGTCTGGATGGTGCCATTCCTAAAGACGTAGAAGTCAACATCTGCGTCACTGCCAGATGGTGCTGTGTTCAGGGTCAGCTCAGTGTCAGACACAACCACTGTGATATAATATACGCCATAGTCGGCAGTAGTGGTGCCACCCCAGATCAGGACTGCATCACCCACCTGACAGGTGGTGGCAAAGTTGTCTCCAGCCTTGGTGAGTGCAGTGGTCCCATCAGTGGTGGAATCGGTTACGCTATCCTGTTGAGTCGAACCGAAAATCTGATAGACAATGGAGTTCGCTTCGACTATGCGGTGGGCTTCGACGCCGCCAGCGGCGAATGCAAGTTGATCGGCATCATATCGCAGCATGCCGGTATTCCCATCGGAGTAGAATCCATAGTTAGCGCCCGAAAATGATCCCGCAGTATCAAAGCGAATAGAAGTTCGGCCGGCAGTAGCTCGATATATCCCAGCTTGCCCAAAGTCATAAGCCTGACCGGAGGCGTAAAAACGGATTACATCATCGCTTGTTTCTTCAAAATAGGTATCCCCATCTGCATCCAGGATGAGCTTGCCACCATCCAAGTCAAAGTCACCCCCGGCAGTGCCAGTGGGATAGGGGAAGGGGCCAGAGGCAACAAAAGAGGAAAAGCAGAGCAGAGCTGCCATGGCTGTGGCTATGAATAGTTTTCTCATTTTGGTCACCTCTTAATATCTTGCAAAGTATAGATACAAATCACCAGCCCCATTGGCCCCCAGGTTTGCAAAGGTGACCGTCAGCTGGTCCACTATTGGCTCTGCATAGACACTGGGCACAGCAATCTCTGTGGCAGTGTCGGACCTGTTGGCCAGGTTGCCATCCAGGACATCAAAGCCATTGGCAGTGTCCAGGGTCAGGTCATAGTTTGCAGCTGGCACAGCCACCCCAGAGGGCACTGTCCTGGCTTTGAACAGGTAGTAGCCCCCAGCCAGGATCACATCCATGGCAGCTGACGGGATGGCATAGTCTGCATGGGTGGCACCAGCAGCAGCTACCCATGCAATCTTGACCACAAAGGCCTGCCTGCCTGGGTTGTAATATGTGGGGGTGGTGGACTCAGCTGCAAACCCTGGCACAGCAAAGGCCAGGCAGAGGATGATGGCCAGGCAAAGTCTATGAATGCTTTTCATTTGGAAACCCCCCTTTTTTTCTTTTAAAGTACAGCATCTGGTCTCTGACATATTGGTTGCTATGATATATTTTGGCATACTCACCAGTGATCTCAGTGCCCTTGACAATGGGGTTGTCATGCAGCACCACAGCCAGTTTTGAATAAAGAAAACGTCCTTTAGCAGTCAGCCTGTCCATCAACTCATTATCGCAAAAGCAGTGCCTGTACCCAGTGTGAAACAGCTCACCCCCCAGCAGGTCCAGCACCCTCCTGTCTGCCAGGAAGTGGGTGGGCAGTATCCTGCCACTTAGGTCATCGAACCCCACCAGGCCCCAGCCGTCAGGCAGCAGGGCCATCTGGTCGATGGCATGTTTCAAATACCCTGGCAGGGGCCTGGTATCATCCCCGATAAAGCACAAATAGCTGCCTGAGGCCCTGCTCACAAGCCTCTTGACCATCAATGGGCACCCTACCCTGCCCTGGTCATACTCAGCCAGGATCTGGATCTCAGGGGCCGGGATGCCTGCATTCTTGACAGCCAGGTGCATCACCTGCTCAATATTCTCTGGCCTGATGTAGGGGATGAGGATTGATACTTGCATTAAGCACCCCCCACCACTTCGGCTGATGGGGTAAAATTGTAGAAATTGCCAAACTTCTCCACCTCCAGGAATTCAGTAAGAAAGGAAAGCAGCCTGGCGTTATAGCCCCTGGCCAGCCTCTCCCCATCGGCTGGGTGCATTCCGTTTCTTTTTTCAAGAGATGCCGCCACATCCTTGGGTGCCCTAAAGCAGGGCACAAAAACAGGGCTATACTTTTTGATGTAGGGATAGATGGCAGGGATGGTGAGTGTGGTCCTGGGGTCTTTCCAGCCCCAGACAGGTTGCCTGATGTTGCACAGGATGGTCCTCTGGATGGCCCCTGCATTCTTTGCCCCAGCTTCTATGATCCTGTCCAGGGCTGGGATATTATCCCAGGAGCCCCCTGCCTGGCTGAGGAGGTAGTCATTGAGGGCCACAAAATCAAGGTTCTCAAAATGCCCGTGAGTGTTGGAAGGAGAGGCCCCCAGGAGCCTCTCCCCCATCCAGACCCCGGCCTCATGCAGGCCTTTTGCTATGAGAGAGGTGGCACTTCGGTGCATTCCAAGAACGATGATTGTTTTCACCCTTCCCGCCTCCAGCTGCCCTGGGTTTAGTCGGCATCCACTGCTGGAGAGAGCATACCATTTTTGGCTGCTTCCTCAACAGTGTAGGTCTCATAGAATGCCATGCCTGTGCCAGGGGCAATGTTGGACCCAATGGTGGTGTGCCTGCCATTGGAAAAGCAGTTGACCATCATGCCTGTGGTATTATTCCCGAATTCAAGGTTGACAGTATCGGCCTTTGCATTGGAGAAGTAGCTGTCCACTACAAACAGGGCAGTGGCAGTGGCCTCATCAGATAAGCTGCCATTGGTAAACCCCACACTATCAAAAACCATAGTGTCCTTGATCACCACTCTGGCAGCTGCCCCCTCCAAGGTTATACCACCCACACACTCCACAGTGTCATTGTAGATTCTGACCCCATCCAGATAGGCATCATGGCCTGCAGCAGTGATGGTGATAATGTCAACTTTATTATCGCCAGTGTCACTGCCATGGTGGACAGTGTTGATCACACTGCACCTGGCTGCAGCAATGTTGATGTCAGCCGTCTGGGCATCGGTGCCTGGGGCTGCAAAAATCAGGTTCATAATGGTGACATCATTGGCAGTCACCGTCATGGCATCAATGGTGCCATTGCCTGTGATGGTGGGCCTGCTGTTCCCATGGCCCATGCCCACAATAGTGATGCCAGCAATGTCAGCAGTGATGGCAGCAGTGACAGTCTCTGCGTGTTGGGCAAAGACATAAATGATGTCGCCTTTATTGGCAGTGCAGAGGCCGATGGCATAATCAAGAGTGTCCACAGGGCTGTCAGGGCTCTGGCCATAGCCAGCCGCATCAGTGCCAGTGTTACCGTCCACAAAGAAGATGGAGCCGCCAGTGACCTTGGCAATGTCAGCAGCCAGAAAGCTGCCCCCTGGTTGTTTCTTGGAGAATACAGTGGACCACCCTGCAAAGGCAGGGGCAGTGATTAGACAGGCCACCAGTACAGCAGCCAGGATGATCGAAAGGCGTTTCATGCTTTCCCTCCTTTTATGCCACCTGTTCCTGTGGCTTTGAGACTTGATATGCATGGTATGACTGCTCATTGATCACAGTATACTTGAGATGCCCAATTTTCAGAGAGCAGTCCACAAAAATTCTGAAACCAGCTGCCTTGACCTTTGCCCAGAAGTAGAAGTCCTCACCAATGGGCTTGCCCTCCTCTGTATACACCAGGTCAAAGTAGGGCCTCTCCAGGGCCTCAAACACTTTTGTTTTGATCAGCACACAACCAAAGCCAGTGCTGTCCACCTCCACCAGGCCCCCCTTGCCCCACTCCTCCACAGGCACTGACTCCCAGCTGCCCATCTTGCCTCTCAGCAGGATGGGATCATATGGAGGGTATCTTCTGTGAGTCTTGCCCACTACAACGTCTTTCCTGTGATTGATCAGCTGATAGAAGCTGTCAGCAGGGTAGATCTGGTCAGTGTCCATCCAGAGGATATACTCCAGGCCCTGGGAGAGCGCCTGGTCCACCAGCTCATTCCTGACAGTGTAGATGGGGCCATGAGAGGTGGGCCTGAGGTAGACAAAGCCAGGCCTGCTCTGGCAGATAAAGCTGTCCACAAAGGGTGTGGGCATAAAGGCATCAGTGCAGGGCAGGGCCAGGCCCAGCTTTATCCTGGCAGGATCTCCGGCTGGTTTCTTTTTGTGCTTGCTCATCTTTCTATCGCCTCCTGTGGATGAGAGGCACCAGGCCAGCCTGGTGCCTCAGGGTTCAAGGTCTAGGCAACCTGGGATCTGACATTCTCCCCGGCATAGCGTAACCCCGTCAGCAACGCTATGATTGCCCCGTCAACAGTCTGGTTTGTCACCTCGATGCAGTGCAGCTGGCAAAACTCCCTGCCAGACACAGCCTGCACATCAGCAGCATCCACCTCCACAATATAGACATGGTTCGCACCAGTGGAGGTGAGAAACCCTGCACTGGTGGCACTTGAGATGGGCTGTGTGGTATCTGCCCCAGTGATTGCCCGATACTTGAAGGGGATGGGGGTGGTATTGGCAGGGGTGGTATCGTCGCAGGCATACACATAGACAGATGCATTGCCCCCTGCCGCATTGGCATTGGTGATGATCATGAAAACAATGCCGTCAGCCTCTTGCAGGCTGACCACATCAGACTCAGGATCACCATTGAAGATGTCCTCATTTGCCGCCACAATAGCACTGGGGGCAACATGGACAAAGTGATGTTTCTCAAGGAAGTCACACTTCATGGCTCAGGCCCTCCTGTAAAGTTTAAAGGGTTGCACTCATCATCAGCCTGGTGCTTTGGCCAGGGGCTATTTACCTGGCATTCAGGGTCACGAAGGGGCTGGTGGTGACTGTGCCTTTAAAAGGCGTTAAAGGCTGATCAGGGATGGGCTGGCCATCCACTCTCAGAATCCATCGAAAGGTCATCTCATCGTAGAGAAACCTGACATGGATGCTGGCAGCAGTCTTGATGCCCCCCTTGTCGATCAACAAGTATTTGCTCATATCCACAAAGTAGATGTCACCCTTGGTGCCCAGGGTCTCGCACTGTTCAATGCTGACAATGGGCCTGCCATACAGGGTGCCCTCAGGGGCATCCACAATGCCAGAGCCAGGACGCATGAATACAGGAGCCCCCCCGGTGCCCACACTCTTGGTGAGGCCCAGGATCTGCTGCCAGCAGTCATTGTTAATGAGCCAGATGGCTTTGGACCTGCTCATGGGGCTCATTCTCATCCACATCTTTTCGATGTTTTCTGTGACAAGTGTGGTGGCTGCTTGTCCGGTCTCCTTGGTGACACTGATCAGTGCCCCACAGTTTTTGAAGCCCAGGGGCATCCCGGTGCCGTTGCCCTCCACAATGGCATCATCCAGCTTGAAAGCAAACTCAGCCGGAAAGAAAGTCATAGCAGCATTCTCCAGGGCCACAGCATCTGCCAGCAGCTCATCAGTGGCATAGAACAGACCAGCCAGCTTTTTGAGCTTCATGTCAGTCTGCCTGAACTTGGGCTTACTGGAAGTCAGGGCTCCTGCCTCCTCTACCCAGTAGGATCTCACCCCACCCCACCTGGAGCCGTCAGCCCTGGAGGTTTCGGCCACCAGGTTTGCATTCAGGCCATTGCTATTGGGGCCGATGGGAATCCGCAGGCACCGGGGGGCCAGCTGGCCAGCAGCATAGGTCAGCTGCAGCAGCTGGTTTGTCAGATCCGTCTGGACCAAGAAGCCACCATCTGAGGGCACCCCCTCAGAGGCACCAGAGGCAGCTCTGGAGTTGAGCCGGTCATCCCATTTGGGATTGGGGCCAGCAGCCCGATAGACTGCCATCATGAACTCACCCAGATCCTCAAAGGGGGCATCCCCCCCGTCCCTGGTTATCTGGGCAGGGTGGTGACCTCTGGGCTCCTGGGCAGGCATGTTGGGGTCTGGGGGCAGGTCACCAGGGGCAGGGGGGGCAGGCTGGTCTGCCTTGAACACTGCCAGGGCTCTCTTTGCCACATTGATCTTTTCCTGCAGGGTTTCGGCCTCTGCCACCAGGCCCTCAAACTCAGCCCTGATGTCATCGGTGAAGCCATCCTCAGGCAGGCCATCAATCTCCTGCATCCTTTCCAGGATCTTTGCATATCTGGCCTGGAGTCGTTTGAGATAATTCATCACAGCCCTCCTTTAAAAAGTAATTGTGCCGCTAGGGTTTTGACTCTTACAAAATTCCTGGCATAACTGTCCTTGATCTTCTGATCATCACTGCCAGGGTTTCCAGTGATCCCACTGGTTTGAATCCGAAAGGCTTCAAGTGCAGCCTCTAATGTCTTTTGAGCCTGGTCCACAGACCTCACACCAATGTCTGTGGCAGTGTAGGCAGGGAATACCACAGGCCCCACATCATAGAGGTGGTTCACCTCTGTGATGAGCCGTTTGGGTTTGTCGGTATCCAGATCCTGCCACTCATCGGCCTTGACAGTGAAACCAAAGCTCTGGCCCACAAACAGGCCAGCCCTGATCTCTGCCACTACCTGCTCAAACCTGGGGGTCTCAATAGGAGAGATGTCGATCCACAGGCCTTTTTTGTCCTCAGCCAGGTCCAGGTTGACCCCTGCTCTGCCTATGATTTCGGAGACCTGATGGTTGACCAGGGCCACAGGGGCAGACCTGGTGAGAGCCTTGGCAAAGGCCCCAGGGGCAATCCTCTCCACAAAGCCCATGTCAACACTGGGTTTGTTGAACACAGCAGCATAACCAGTGATGTGGGGCAGCTCCTGGTCAGCTCTGCTTTCCAGGGCCAGGTTGAGGGGTGCAATCCTGACCTCTCTCCCGTCGATCACATTTCTTTTTTTTGCAGCTTTTCCTTTCATTTTTCTGCCTGCTTTCATAGGTTTGTGGGATGATGGCCCTCTCTCTTGCTGGGTTCATGACACAGCCTCAATGTAGCAGTCACACCCCCGGTGCAGGGGTGGGTGCTTTTTCACTCCCCTGACTTTCATTTTGAGGAGTTGATCTTTCTCATCTGTGATCTCATCACCATCATTGGCAAAGGTTTCATTCCTGCCCACCACCTTGCCATTGAGCCGCTTGCAGTAGGGGCAGGTGGAGGTGCCCCTGATCCTCCAAATCATCCTCAGGCCACCAGCCAGGGCCACCGCTGCAAAGACTGCACTGGCCCCCCTGACTGTCTCATTGCTGGTGATTTTATCGGCCCTCTTTTCGGTCCACTCATCCAGCCTGGACTCTATGGCCTCAGCAGGCTCCTCCTCTGCCAGCAGCTCCTTGAGCTGACCTGTGGATGAGCCTATGTGCCTGTCCACATAATAATCTATGTAACTGTCAGACCATTTTTGAAACTCATCATCAGGAGGCTCTGAGATCCCGGTCTCCTCCTGTGAGGCATCCAGGATGCTGTTGGCAAAGGAGGTGAACACTGGGCCAAAGGCCCTTTTTATCTTGGCTGGCAGCTGCTCCCTGTAGAATTCATCCAGCCACATTATGAAGTCAGTCCACTCCCTTTTTGACCTGGCTGAGAGCTTTCTCCTGATAGCATTCGCCTCAAGGCTGACAAGCCTCTGAGCAGTGTCATGAATGAGTGGCCTGTACCTCTTAGCAATTCGATCCCTATGCTGTATGGACCGTCCCTCAACAGCACCCAGATCAGTATCCTCCAAAGGCAAAAGCAGAGGAGAGTCAGCAGAAACGCTGATAATACGGCCCCGATTGCTACCATCTCCACCATCGTCCTGGCCCTCCCCGGCCTGGTCCAGTGGGATCATGTTCAAAGCTACAAACCGTTGATCCCCCCCTGGCACAGGGTTCATGTTTTCCAGGCCCCTGATCTCGTTTGGGCTCAGTGCCGCCAGGTTAAACAGCTCTCTATAGAAAGCCCCCCTGGCTACTGAGTCACCCCTCAGCAAGCCAGCTACCTTGAATTCAAAAAATAGGCCCTGCCCCCTCTCCTCCCTGGTCAGCATCTGCAGGTTGATTGCCGCCTCCCATCTCCTGAGCCAGGGCATCAGGGTGGTGTTGACATAGCTGGCATTTTCCTGCTCCAGGTTGCTGTAGTTACTATTGGCCCCATGGATGGCAACCTTGTGGGGGGGCACCCGATAAAAGCCACAGATCTCAGTGGCCTGGTGCTTTCTGGTCTCAATGAATTGTGCATCTTCATTGCTCATGCTCATGGGCTTATACTGCATCCCAAACTCAAGGAGCATTATGGAGTGGGCCTTTCCCAGGCCTGCATATTGCTTTCTGAGGGCCTTGAGGTACTCATCCCTGTTTTCGCCCAGGTCGGCCTCCATCTCCACCACCCCAGTGGGATGAATTCCGGTGCCAAAATACTTGGAGCCAAAATTCTGGCTGGCCACCCCCAGGCCGATGGCCTCCCTGGCCATGGTGATGGGTGACTTGCCTATCAGGCCATTGAATCCCCAGCCTGGCACATGGAAGATCTCCTCCCTGGTCTTGATGGTCCGCTTGCCTGCCTTGGGTGTGTACTCATAGGAGATCCCCCCTTGATCGTTAAAGTGGGGTGTAATAGATGCAGGAGAGGCAATGGGGATCAGGCCCACTGGCTTGCCTGTCATATCCCCAGGCACCTTGAAAGCATAATGGTTGCCCCAGAGCATTAGGTGGGATTGACCTGTCTCCAGGAAATTGAATTTGGAGATCTCAGGGGTGACAGCTGTTTTGAATACCTCTGCCAGGGGGTGATCTGTCACCACCTGCTTTGTGCCCTGGGCATCTTTTCGATACAGCACCAGGGGCAGCTGGGCCACATCTCCCGCCACCAGCCCCACGCAGGCCGATACCGTCAAAAACTTCAGGGCTGTTTCTTCATTGATCTTGACCCCTGCTGCAGTGTCCTGGCCTGGTATATTATACCAGAAGTCATCATCTGCAGGAGGGGGCCATTGACTTGTTCTCAAAATGCGAGAGATCCAGCTCCTGGCTTTTTTCAACATGGTTTTGTCCTGGGTGGGTTACATGGCATCGGCCATCAAAAGAGTTAAGATGAACAGATCATAAATTGGCACCTTAACCATACCACAGGGTTTTTGCCACTGCACAGGTAGACCAATATCGGCATCAAATAGACCAATAAAGATGCGATAAAAACCATTGACAGGGGGTTTGGTGGGGTGGGGGCCTATCTTTTTTGGCTGGCTCTGATGCGGTATTTTTTCTCAAGGGTTTTGAGAAACTCACAGATGGATGATTCAAGGGCCATCCAGGTGCCTCCCTCTCTATCCCGAAAAACAGGGAAACTCTCAGACTCTATCCAGGCACGAACCCTGTTCCTGCTCACATTGAGCCTTTTTGCTATCTCCTCTGTGCCATGGTAGAGTTGCTCTCTCATCACATAAAAGATGGCAGGGGTGGGGGTTCAGGTTTCTTTTGCCTCAGCACTCTGTCAAGGGCCAGGAGGATGCCCACAATGGCATCTATCTTGCCCTGGCTTTCAGTCTTGTCTGGTTTCAGGTTGCCTGCAGTATCCATTCTCACAGCCACATTATCCGCGCAAAAAGTCAGCACAGGGTTGTGGCCATGGTTTAATTTTTTCTTTAGCAGCCTGGTCTCAAACTCTTTAGTGAGGGGGGCCATGGACAAAAAGCCCATCCCACAGGGAAAAACCCTGGGCCTTTTCTCATGGCCCCCCAGGTCTGTGTTGAGTTTTTGCTCAAACTCATAGCCCTGGAAAAGCCTGTCTATGGCCACAGACTGAATGTCGAAGATCTGGGCATCAGCTTTGACAGCAGCTCTCACCAGGTCATAGTCAATGGCATTGCCGCTGGTGGCAGTCAGCCAGCCCTCCCTGACCCATCCAGCATACTGGTCCCTGTATCTGTTTTTTGGATTGACCAGCTGGGCCTCAGGCACCCAGCTCTGGCAGAGAATATCCAGCTGCTCCCAGTCATCTGCATCAGGGAAGATCAGCACCCACACTGTGAGATCCTTCACAGCAGACAGGTCAATCCCTCCAAAGCAGACCCTGTGGATGTATTTTTTCTTTGTGGCCTCCCAGTCAACAGACATCAGGCCCTGTACTCCTGCTCCATGTTATTGCCCCACATCAGCAAGAGGATGAGAGCAGTGGTCACCAGACCTGCATGGATAACCAGGCCCACCATAGCCCCCAGCCCCATTATGATTGAGATGAGATGCATCTGCTTTCTCATAGCCCCACCCTCTCCAGCCTTCTCCTGTCAAACAGGGGGTTGATAAAAATTATCCAGGCCTGGGTGGGCTCTGGGTGCTTTATGGGCAGCATGAGGCAGTGGAGGCCATGCTCCCTGGCCATCTCAGCCATGGTCTCAAAGCGGTATGTGATGGTCCCTGGGTAGGACCATGGCTTTGTACCCAGGTCTCTCCTGCCCTGCCTAAAGCTGGCCACCAGCAGGGCATTGGCCTTGAGGTGGTGGCTGCAAACCTGGAGCCACTCTGCAATGATGTCAGGGCCTGCATGGGTGAAGATGGAATTGGCCAGGGCAAAGTCCAGCTTGAGCTTGGAGTGGACTGTGGCAAAGGCTCTGGCAGAGCTGTTGAAATGAGCCCCCCTTGCCCTTTTCAGCTCCATGCCCAGCTCATGCTTGACCCCTGCCTCCAGCATTTTCTTCTCAGGCTCCACCCCATAATAGCACCCCTTGTCCAGGTAGGGGATGAGCAGCCTGCCTATCCTCATGGAGCCACAGCCTATGTCCAGCAGCTTGTGGTGCCCTCTGAGGCCCAGCCCGGCCAGCAGGCAGAAAGCCCCTGCTGCCACCTTGTCCCAGTTTTTCAGTGGTCCTACATACTCTCTGTGGTTCATGCTTTTAATCCTCCATTAGGGTAGGTGGGGATTCTTATCAATTCAGAGTTGCCACAATCAGGGCAGTCAATTCTGTATAGGTCTGGGTCTGGCATCTCCTGGGAAGTGCTGGGCCAATGCTTCTTTATGGTGGAATTATACTCTCCACAGTGCAGGCACCTCATATCGAAACTCTCTGTTTTCATGCCACCTCCTCATAGACTGGTTTCTCAGGGTCAGCATTGGACCTCCACAGGTCCATATCTATCCACCTGACACTCTGCTGCACCCACTTATCAAAGTGCTTTCTGAGCAGATTATTCAAAGAGGCTGGAGAGGCTGAGGCTTTTCTCACCTTCCTCTCCAGATCCTCCAGGTTGACACTCACCCCCAGGTTTGGGTTTGCTTTTGCCCAGGCATGGGGGTCTCTGTAGTCATCATCATCATCAATGCCGTAGATCACCCCAAAATATGTGTCATCCACAAAGGATCTGTCTGCTGCCCCCTTGAGGATTCGGGTGAGGTAGTCATGCTGCTCAAAACAGACACTCTGCCTATCAAAGCCAGCAGTGGTGATGCTAAATAAGATGGGCTGCTGCCTGGCCCCAGTGGCAGTCTCCAAGACATCGAAAGTATCTCTCTTTTTGTGGGCATGTAGCTCATCAATAATAGCACACAAAACATTGAGCCCATCCATGCTGTCAGCATCTGCCCCCAGGGGCTCAAACACTGCAGCAGTGGCAATGATATGCATGTTGTCTTTGTAGATCTTGATCCTGGATCTGAGGAAAGGAGACTTTCGGACCATCCTGACTGCCTCCCCATGAGTGATCCTGGCCTGGTCCCGCTTGGTGGCTGCAGTGTAGACCTCAGCCCCAGGCTCCCCATCCGCGATAAAACAATAAAGGCCAATGCCTGAGGCCAGGGTGCTTTTCCCGTTTTTCCTGGGCACCTCAATGTAGACTGTCTGAAACCTCCTGAGGCCATCTGCTTTTTTCACCCAGCCAAAAATGTTGCCGACTATGAAGATCTGCCAGGGCTCCAGGATGAATTCCTGCCCAGCCCACTTGCCTTTTGAGTGCTTGAGGTAGCTGTAGAATTCCACAGCCCTGTCAGCCAGCTCCTCATCAAACCTGTAGGGGAAGGGCTTTTTTTTCTGGAGGGCCAGGTCCAGGAGAAGCCTCTCACAGGCCAGCATGGCCCATCGACATGCTGGCACCTTGCCCTGGACCACTGCCCTGGCATATGAGGTGACTGGGTGCATCTACTTGAAACGGCCCACCAGAAACACTATGAGGCCAGTGGCTGTGGCCCAGCCACCAGGCCAGATGTCTGCCAGGGCAGTGAGTAGTCCTGCCACAATGAGCAGGAAGCCAATGGCCTCCCACTTGGCTCCCGGCCTT